GAGGGTACCCCCCCACCCCCACCCCTTAGGGTACCCCCCCTTTTTAATTTGGGACTCCTTACCTCCTCCACCCTTTTATATAGAGCGCATTTCTGTTATACAGGCAACATGTACGAATACGTTCCGGAAATTGAGGAAGACATCCCCCTCCCGGCTAACGCACTGGAGGCGCTTCCTACTCTTACGTCCCACCAAGAAGTGGAGATGCGAGCGCGCACAATCAAAATGCTGTCAGACATTACTGGAACACCCCTCTCCCCTACCTCTGACCATGCAGAGGTAGCCACTCAATTGGCGCGCGAAATGATGACTGACCCCCAGAAGCGGGTGGAGTATTCGAAATACCCGAATGAAGTCATGGCGTACCTTGCCGGGATGGTCGCCCAGACTAATGTTGCCCTCGTAGATGAGCTATCCGACCTGAAGATGTACGTGGTCAACAAGCTCATTTACGAGGTTGAACACGCCAAAGACCCCAAGGCGCGTATCTCAGCCCTTTCCAAACTGGGTGAAGTGGACGGTGTAGACGCCTTCAAGCGTCGAACCGAAATGACCATGAAGGTCATGCCCATTGAAGAGGTCGAAAAGGAGCTTTTGGAGACCCTGAACGTCATCGAAACTCGGTTTACTGACATCACACCCCTGCAAATCACCGAAGAATGAGCAATCCCACGCTCAAACTGACGCCAGAAGCCGTTGAGAAGCTCCGAACGGCGCTTCCAACCATGCCGGAGAAGCAAAAACGGCGAACTTTGGAGCTTTTGAAGACTTATAAGGCTGAAATAGCCCGAACTTCAGGCAAAACATCGTTTTTAAGCTTCATCCACCACGTCTATCCGGGCTACAAGGTGGGTCCACACCACCGAAAGCTCGCTAAAATCTTCGAAGAGATTGCGGACGGCAAGAAAAAGCGCGTAATCGTCAACATCGCGCCCCGTCACGGCAAAAGTGAGATGATTTCCTACCTTGCCCCGGCATGGTTCCTTGGAAATCACCCCGAAAAGAAGGTCATCATGTCGTCTCACACTGCCGACTTGGCGGTGAATTTCGGTCGGCGCGTTCGTAACTTGGTAGGTTCGGAGGCATACAAAGATGTTTTTCCGCAAGTGGAACTGCAAGCAGACTCCAAAAGTGCGTCTCGCTGGGGAACAAATTTTAACGGTGAGTATTTCGCTATTGGTGTTGGCGGCGCTTTGGCTGGTCGTGGTGCTGACCTCTTTATTATTGACGACCCTCATTCTGAGCAAGAAGCCAAACAACTTCGATCCGAAGTGTTTGAACCAGCATGGGAGTGGTTTCAGTCAGGCCCAATCCAACGATTGATGCCGGGCGGTGCCATCATCGTGGTGATGACCCGTTGGTCGAAACTCGACCTGACGGGTAAAATCATCGACCACATGGTGCGCAATGACGACGCCGACCCGTGGGAAGTGGTTGAATTCCCCGCGATTCTTGACGATGAGCCGCTCTGGCCTGAGTTCTGGACACTTGATGAGTTGCTCGCCAAAAAGGCAGGCATGGACATCCGGTACTGGAACGCCCAGTACATGCAGGATCCAGTCTCGGAGGAAGGCGCACTTATTAAGAGAGAGTGGTGGAATGTCTGGGACAGAGACGAGCCACCCTCCTGCGAGTACATCATTATGGCTCTTGACGCTGCTCAGGAGACCAACAACCGCGCGGACTACAACGCCCTGACCACATGGGGCGTGTTCTTCAACGAAGAGACGAAGAACTACAACATCATCCTGCTCAACGCTATCAAGAAGCGGCTGGAGTTCCCCGACCTCAAAGCGATGGTGCTGGAGGAGTACAAGGAGTGGAACCCAGACAGCTTCATTGTTGAGAAGAAATCTAACGGTGCCGCACTTTACCAAGAGATGCGGCGCATGGGTGTCCCGGTGTCTGAGTTTACGCCCGGAAAAGGGCAGGATAAACTATCGCGGGTAAACTCCGTGACGGACTTGTTTTCGTCTGGTATCGTGTGGACACCTGACAGGAGATGGGCGCATGAAGTTGTCGAAGAGTGCAACGACTTCCCCGCTGGGACACATGACGACCTCGTGGACTCCACGACGCTCGCGCTTGCACGGTTTCGCAACGGAGGGTTCATTCGACTCCCATCGGATGAACCTGAAGAGACCAAATACTTCAGGAAGTACCGCAAAGGAGGGTACTACTGATGCCAAAAACTGAAACCCCCCGGTACAAGTACAAGCCGCCTAAGGCGGAGATGCGGGCTATTGACCCGAGTAAGCGCAACCCTGTAACGGAAGCTGCTGCTTCGGGGCTTGGCTATCTGCGCGATAGTTTTGACTCAGGAAATGTTCTGGACGTGCTTTCAATGGGTCCGGTGCGCCGCGCTCTTGAAGGCGATTTTACGTCGCGCCGCCCTCCTACCACGCACAGTGGGGTAGGCACCTTGATGATGGGGCGCGCGCCCGAAGAACTTCAAGCGCAAGCAGCAGGGTTTTCGCCGTTTTCGGAAGAACCTAACTACGGCAACATCCTCGACCCGCGTATCAAAGCAGACCGTGAGCAAGGCGTAATGGACCTTGCGTTTACCGGAGCCGACGTTGCGGGCCTTGCAGGTCTTGCGGGGCGTGGATTACGCGGTGGAGTTCGAGCGGCATATCCCACGCTGAACCCCGAAGTAAACATGAGTCGTCGTGAATTCTTGGGTAACACAGGCAAGATTGCTGCTGGTGCAGCGGCGGCATCTGCTGTTCCCGACGTTTTTCGTGGCGTAGACAATTTAGCTGATAATTTAGCCCCTTCCGTTGCCCGCCACGCCACCGCCACTGCCGTTCGCGCTACGCCACATGAATTCTTTAGCGCTGTAAACAGCGCAGACCGCATAGCCAAAGCGCATCATAACGCAGTACTTGCCAAAGTATATGACCGAGAACTTGCCGCTGCTGTAAAAGAAGGGCGCATTGATAGGTCGCGGGGGTATGAAACCCCGTATGGAAATAATAGTGAAGTGCTTGAAGAAATAAGCCAAAAAGCATATGACGAAGCTTTAAATAGATCTATTGAAGTACGCGAAAGATTAGTTAATAAACTAAAAGAAGATCCAAAATATGCTCAATATGAGAGCCTAGAAGACGTACTTTCTAGAGTGCCGGAAGGCGGCGATTTTGATGCTGCGGTCAAAGGATGGAGGGAAAAACACGGGGTTTTAGAAACGTCTGAGATTAAACCGTATCTTGAATCCGGTGGAAAGTACATTGACCCTCAAAGTGGGCATGAAGCTGTTTTGAACAAATACGGCGACGTTGAATACCGTGACGTAGAAACTGGGGAACAACGTAGATATGCTCATTGGTTACCAAATAAAAAAGGTGTTCCGAAAGATTTTCCTGAAGAACACGGTATTTTTGACGAAGTACAAGACCCCCCAAAAAATTTTCATGATACTTACAAAAAGTACATGGAATTTACTCCCGCTGAAAAGATGAAGATGCAAAAAGAAGTCGCGCACGAAAACATGCGCCAAATGTTTGAAGATGCGCAAAAGTATGACTATCTTGACGATTTTACGGTTGAAGAACTGAGACAGTTACGCGACGAATTAAGCGGGGACGAGTTTAAGCGCGGCGGTTCTGTCACAATGCCTAACAACTACCGCAAGGGCGGACGAGTGAGGATGATCTAATGGCTATCGACAAGTCGCTTTACGAAGCCCCAATGGGCCTCGACGCTCTCATGGAACCTGAGATTGAGGTCGAGATCATTGAAGATGGCGTCCTGATGGAAGTGGAAGACGCTTTCGAAGATGAGGCGTTTGGTGCCAATCTTGCGGAAGACATGGACGACAGCGCCCTGCAATCCCTCGCATCTGACCTTCTTGCTGACTATGACGCCGACGTCAATTCCCGCCGTGACTGGCTGGACACGTATATCAAGGGGCTTGAGCTACTTGATCTGAAGCATGAGGAGCGGACGGAGCCGTGGGCAGGTGCCTGTGGCATTACGCATCCTTTGCTGATTGAGTCGGCGGTGAAGTTCCAGTCGGAGTCCATCGTCGAGACATTCCCTGCCGCTGGCCCAGTTAAGACGGTCATCGTTGGCAAGGAGACCCCGGAGAAGAAGGAAGCCGCTGTTCGCGTGCAGGACGACATGAACTTCCGCTTGACGGAGGAGATGAAGGAGTACCGCCCAGAGCATGAGCGCCTCCTGTTCTCGCTGCCGCTGGTGGGCAATGCGTTCAAGAAGATTTACTACGACCCGGCGTTGGGACGTCAGACGGCGGTGTTTATCCCCGCTGAAGACATCGTTGTCCCCTACGGTGCGACAAGCTTGGAGAATGCCGAGCGTGTCACGCACAAGATGCGTAAGACAAAGAATGAATTACGCAAGCTACAGGTAGCTGGGTTCTACGTTGACACCGACCTTGGTGACCCCATCCGCGTCATCGACGAGGTGGAGAAGGCCAAGACCAAGGATGCTGGCCTGAGTGCCATCACCGACAATCGCTTCCAGCTACTTGAGATGCACGTCGACATCGACCTGCCGGGGCACGAGTCCGAGGACGGTATCGCACTGCCGTACGTCGTGACCATCGAGAAGGGCACTTCAACTATCCTCGCCATCCGCCGTAACTGGTTAGAGGAAGACCCGCTCAAGCTCAAGCGTCAGCACTTCGTACACTACGGTTACGTACCCGGCTTCGGGTTCTACAGCTTTGGCCTGATTCACCTTATCGGTGGTCACACTAAGGCCGCGACGTCTCTGACTCGGCAACTTATCGACGCCGGGACACTATCTAATCTTCCCGGTGGCCTCAAATCGCGTGGCCTCCGTGTGAAGGGCGACGACACCCCCATCGCCCCCGGCGAGTTTAGAGACGTCGATCTTCCATCTGGCGCTATCCGCGACAACATCCTGCCACTCCCTTATAAGGAGCCAAGCGCTACGCTTGTGATGCTGCTGGACAAGATTGTCGAGGATGGTCGCCGCATGGCGGCAACGGCAGATATGCAGGTCAGTGACATGTCTGCTAACTCCCCTGTCGGCAGTACGCTGGCAGTGCTGGAGCGGATGCTCAAGGTACTGACGGCGGTTCAAGCGCGCATCCATTACACGATGAAGCAGGAGTTCAAGCTCCTCGCAGGCATCATTCGCGACAACACGCCAACAAGCTACAGCTACGAGCCAGAAGTCGGTAAGGCGTC